CTCCTCTTGTAAACCCTGTGGTTAACCACCACAAACCTCTTGATATCGAGGCTGAATTCATACACTTGACATCGGAAGAATTGGTAACTCCGACGATCGATTGTGTATGCTTTCTGGTTTGCAAGATCCACTGGGCAGGCCGACGTGAGTCGGCCTGCTGTCGTGGTAAATTGGGGTCCCTTTTAAGTGCGGATTTCTCCGCACTTCACTTAACGGCCTAAAGCGGAGGATAGCAATGGCCAAAATCGCCAAAAACTATCCTGTTATACCGCGTACAAAACGTTTAAAAGACGTCTTGTACGGTGGAAAGAAGTCTGCCAAAAGCACCACCAACCGCGGGAATTATTTTTACACTTATAAGACCTATTCCAATGGAATTCTCATTGAAAATGTGTCTGATAGTGGTTCCCAAGTTGTTGGAACTGATGACGCTTCTTACACTAATAATCCTGGCTGGAGAGTGGCAGTAGCCAAAGGTTCAGATGCTACTTCCCCGTATTCCAGGGCTATGTATCTGAATAAACCCTACCATTATAGTGTTAGTTCCGCTTCTCGTGTAGGTAATACCTACTCATCGAGCGGTTATGGAACATTCTTTGGGAGGGTAAGTACGGCTCTTGCACCTGCAGCTATCCAGACCCGTGTTTCGGATCTGGCCACTGCTAGGTTAAAGAACCGTCTCAATGGCTACATCGGCAACGCGCAGCTTGCTGCGCCCCTAGCTGAAAGTCGAGAGATCCATCGCCTTGTGCGACAGATCAACGACCTAGGCTTTCAGGCGCTTCACGCTGTTATAGCCGCAAAGAAAACCAAGGGCAGAAGCATCTCAAAACTCTTTGGCGACATTTGGCTTGGCTTTGGCTTCGGTATTAATCCGATGCTAAAAGACATTCAAAGTGCTGCAGATTCTATCTTGAAATATACTACGAGACAGGATATGCATGTCAGAGTTCAAGGTGCAGCGAGCGAGGACTGGACTGACGGGATTACAACTCTCGTTGGTTCACCGGTATGTTATGGGACGGACTTGTGGACAACTCGTTCATCCCGTTACATATTTTCAGTCCGTATCGTGGCAGGCATCGATCTTCAGACGAGGACCGCTGCTTCCTACAGTGTGGCTGACCATCTTGGGTTGAAGATTGAGCAGGTTCCTAGTGTTCTATGGGAACTTACTCCCTTCTCCTGGGCGGTCGACTACTTTGCTACTGTAGGCCCATGGCTGGAGGATATGTTTTACACCCTCCCTGGGACGTGTAAATACGTCTCTAAAGCCGTGAAGTACCAGGTCGAAACTCTTGACGTACCGTACTTTAAAACTATCCCTGCTTTTGGTGTTACTTGCCAAGGCAGTGGTAGTACGGCCGTCTGTAGGAGTGTCGATTTCAATCGCATCAAACTGTCCACACTACCAACGCGTGCTCTCCGCATTAAATCTGCGGATGAAATCGCATCCCACGGATTGACTAAGCTTCTAAACTTAGCTTCCGTAATTGCTGGGAAACATGGTTCTTGATCAGCCTACCAACTGGTTAGGTGCCATACGTACTAGCTGAACTTTGGAGCCATACTTTGGCCTTTAGCCCAGCATCACCCGCAACAGGCGCAACGGTCACGGGATTAACTTCCCCGACCTATACGCTTCTCACGGATGTCGCACCGAACATTAATGGTAAACAATACGCCATCAGTGCCCTCGGTGGTACTCAGACTAGCGTGGATGTGAACAGTGTTTCTAAACCGTTCACTACCGCGTTCTTCCGACCTCCAGTTTTGAGAACGTTACCGCAGGCAAACCCTGTGACGGGCGTAATCAAGAATGTCCCTCTAAACGTGTATAAATTTATCACGCGTAAAGGGGCTGCCCCTGCTGCGAATCAGAGCATTATGGTGCCCAAAATCACCACGATAATCGAAGTTCCTGCCGGGGTTGACACCTACGAACCTGAAGAGATTCGCGCCATGCTTAGCTGCCATTTCGGCATCGGCTGGGAACAAGCGAGTGGTATTTCGGTCACGGTGTTGACAGGTGTTCTATGACAAAGGCAAAGATCGTCAACAGCTTAATCGTGGTTGCGTGTGCACTTGTTGTTATCGCACATGCACCTGCTATTCTGCTGTCTCCGATCGAAACTGCTGTAGCCCAAGTCCGCTGGAACGCTTACAACAAGGAGCGAGCCGAAGCTGCTGCCCTTGTGTCATCGGAAACGATGACGCAGGATACAGCAACGTCGGCGAAGAAGGCTAAATAACCTTCGGCCTATAGCGTAAGCTGTGGGCCCACCTTGATTCTTGGTTAAACCGTTATAATCATCGGGAGTTATCCTGTGAGTAAAAGTAACGTTCCGAGTAGTGAAAAACGTCTTTCGGCGTTTTTCTCCACTCTGTCAGAAGAGCTTCTTGCTTCGGGACCGCAGAATGCAGCGGTAGCGAGGCAGGTGCAACGTGCTCGTAAAAGGGCACGCTTCCTTAGAGAAGATCTTCGAGAGCTTGCGATCGCCGATTTCTTGGCGATTAATGAGAGGGTACGTGAGTTGCAAGTTAACTCACCACCTTCTCGAGTTCTCGATCGTAGGATTTTGGACAACGCTCGGTATTTTATAACAAACATACTTGAGCGTTTTACATCATCCTTCGATGAGTTGGCTATACAGCAGCCACTCGAGATGTCTTTCTTGTGGTCGAATTGGCGGTTTGGTCCTGGCGCTAGTAATGGCGTCAAAGGGTCACATGCAGCCGATAAGATTTGGCAAGATATGACTTGCACCGCTCTGTGCGAACCCTTGGTTCGTAAACTGCGCAGTTCTTCCCCTTACTTCACAGCCAGAGATGGCCATAAAGGAGTTTCGGGGACTATGCAGGTTGAGGGTTCAAAACTGACAACAGTTCCTAAAAACGAGGACACTGAACGAACAATTGCCATAGAACCTTCTGGTAATATGTGTCTGCAGCTTGCTGCAGGCATGTACCTGGAAGGCGCTCTTAGGCATATCGGCTTAGACATTCGCTACCAACAGCAAAAGAATATTGCTATGGCCATGCGCGGATCCATATCAGGGGAAGTTGCTACCCTTGATCTGAAATCTGCCAGCGATATGATAAGTATCGATCTTGTTCGTGCCCTTCTACCAAGTTCATGGTTTGATCTATTAATCAAGCTTAGATCACCCGTGATTACAGTTGCCAGCGATGGTAAAGCTGGCAATGTTGGTAGACAAGTAGAGTTACATATGATCAGTACTATGGGGAATGGATTTACATTCCCGCTCATGACACTGATACTTGTAGCTCTGATCTATGGATACCGATGTACTCGTGGTGGACCAGTTCTCTTTATTGACTGGTCTAACACTTGCGTGTTCGGGGATGATATTATTATTCCCGTACACGAGTACGCCGGTTTCGTAGACGTCTTGACAAAGGCGGGATTGATCGTTAATAACGAGAAATCCTACAGTGAAGGTGCTTTTCGTGAGTCTTGTGGCGGTGACTTTCTAAATGGGGTTGATATAACTCCTTTCTATGTTAAGTCGCTTGCTAACGAGGCCGACGTCTATGTAGTAATCAATCAAGTGTTGACTTGGGGCAGGCGAGAGAAATTGAACCTGCATCGAGTTCTTTCACTTTTGAGGTCGTATATAGACGGTAAGCCCCACCTCGTACCTGAGTGGCTTAATCCCGATCAAGGGATTTTGACACTTGGGTGTCCAAAGCGCTATACCTACTTGAGCAAAGCCATGGAATTTTCCAAGCTCCCAAAAGGAGCAGAAGAATTTTCTATGCCCTTAGCTGTCGGTGGATATGTCAGTGGTGACTTTCAGTTCGTTTTAAATCAACTTACTGGAAGGAGCCACCGTGCTTTGGTTAGCGACGGACTATTCTATTTACCTCGAAGCAATAAACCGCCTAGAGTAAAAGTCCGTCGGTCTAGATTGCCTAACGGCTTTCTAGATGGCTGGGACCCTGGTTACAGGTCTCAGCCAGATGCATTGTATGTAGCCGGGTTAGTGGCTATACACTTTAGCATCTAGCAGCAAGGGGGTAAATACTTGATCCCATTAACCACGGGATCTGGAG